AAGCTGAAGTTCCACCTCCATACTTAGACATCATTCCAATTTCACGGCCAGCATTTAATATACTGTCCAAGTTGTCATCTACGTTAGATCCGTAACAACTGATAGGTAATCCTTTTGCTTTACCAAAATTGATCCACACTGGAGTTGATAAAGAGTAGTATCCTTTGGCCATGTAGTGTTCAAACTTTTCTGCAAATCCTTTTATATTCAAATACTTTTCTGCTTTAATAGCAATGTCTTTGATTCTTTGTTCAGGGGTTTCTGTAATATACCCTCTTGATAAAAATGTACGGCTGTCCTCGTTCAGCCAGTAGTATTTATTATATTCCATTGGTTTTGTTTTTCAAAATTTTATTTTGTTTTTCATAATTTAAAATTCAATACTAATTCCACCCACTAACCAACACAACATAACTTCTAAGTTACCATTTAAAGTCCTGCTATATGTTAATTTTATAGTTGGTATTAGATACAATTGATCTACTTGTTTAAATGTTGTTATTTTCATTTTTTTTGATATTAAAGGTTTAAAAAAGATCATCTTCTGTAATGCTTTTGCTTTTCTTGTTGTAATCTACACTCTTTTTGTAAAAGAAGTCTCCTTCTTTGGTTCCTAGTATCTCTATGTCAAACCATTCAGTAGACGTTAATAGTTCTGAGTCAACATCAAAAATTGAATTCATGCCTATCTTCTCTAAAGAATTATTAAATCTGTTCTTTATAAAATTTTGAATAGTTTCCTTAGATAGAAACTTTAGTTCACCTTTTTCAAATATCCAATCTAGTATGCCGCATTCAGCAGTATAAGCTTTTTTACAAGCAGAATAGATTAATTCTTCAAACTCCTCATCAAACCACTCAGGATTTTCTTTCTTAATAATGTTGATGATCTCAGCTCCAAAGTTACCGTGTATTTCTTCTTCCTTACTAGTAGCTTCTACAACGTTAGATATACCTTTAAAGACATTCTTTTCTTTGTTGAAACTCATCATAATTAAGAACTGACTAAACAAACTTACATGCTCTATAAACAAAGAGAATAATAGTACAGATTTAGTATACATCTTGTTATCTCTAGAACGTGTACCATCTAGGTACTTCTTTAAGTACTTAAGTCTACCTGCAATAGCAGGCACTTCAATAACACTTTGAAATTCTTTTTCAAGTCCTAGTATTCTAAGCAGCCTAGCATAAGCATCTTTATGTCTAACTTCTGATTCAGCAAATGTCATTCCTACATCTCCTACCTCAGTAATAGGCATGCGTTTGTACATATCAGCCCAAAATGTTTTCACATTAACTTCTATTTGTGCAATAGCCAACATAGTCTTTTTAATAACATCACGCTCTGATGGCGTAATGGTTACTTTAAAATCTTGTATATCTTCTGTAAAATTAAACTCTGTGTCAATCCAGTAGGAATGTCTAATGGCATCTTTATATGCTAGGAGTTGCGGGTATTCATAAGGTAAAATGTTTGTTCTGGATTGAAAAATGTTTTTATTCATATTTGCTATGTTTATTAGGTTTAGATATTCCTTATAGGAAATAAAAGCCGCATCTTCTAGAATGAAAATGCAGCTGTTTAGTAATTATAAAGTATGAAATATTTATGAGATCAAAAAATTTAATTACTTATATTTACATAACTTAATGTTAAAAAAATTAAACCTATTTCAATACCCGTTACAGGACGGTATATTTTATCTGTACATAATACCTCACAGTTGACTAATTTCATACCAAAAAGAGTTTCTGTTGGTAAAAATTCAACACTAAATTTGTTTTTAAATTGTATTGGATCTATTTCATTCATAAATTTTAATTTATTATAGACAAACAAAGATAATATATCTTTATGTCTTTGAGTTGTTAAATTGATACAAAATTTGTATATTATTTATATAGTACAATAAATGCACTTTGTTATGATAAAAAGATTAATTAATATCATATGGACTTATAGTCTTCAAGACTATTGGAATACTATATGGTCAAAAACTTCTGTTGATGAAAAAGTTATAGCCACAGTTAAAGAAGTTAAAAAAAGATTTAAACTAACTGCAGCTGAATTGGCTGATGTAGGTAAAGCAATAAAAGAAGTTGGTAATCAACTTGGTGATATTGATGATGCTGTTAAGGGTAAAGCTAGAAAAGGCAGAAAGAAAAAACAAACTAAATAATGAGACAAATATGCTTATTAATTCAGTGGTTTACAAAAGGTAGAGTTTGTTTAGGTCATTGCCGTCAAGGATTATGTAATAAAACTAAAAGTAAAATATAATGGGAGATTGCGCATTAGAAATAGCATTTCATTGGCCTCATGATAGGCTAGCCCTAGGCTGGGAATTTATGAGACCGGATGGTGAATATGATTATACAACTGTAAAACTATATTTATTCTTTGTAACGTTTACATTGGATATATAAATTAAATTAAGATGGCAAAAGAGAGACCTTGTTTACCAATGCAAAAAGCACCCAAAAGTGCTGGGAAATTATTATCAACAGATGGTGGTGAATTAAATAAAAAATTCATTCAAAAGGAAGTAATGTCATATGCTCTTGGTGGAGGTACACATAACACTTATAGTGGTAAAAGAAAGAAGAAAAAATGAACATTTTAACTGATGTATTAAGTTTAATAAGAAGATCTGTCTATGCTAAAAAAGCATTACCAGATGATGTTCTTATATTAGGTACTCATGAGCAACCAGAAATGACCGGTGTTGCATCACCTATACCTTATAAAAGTGTAAAGGTTATAAAAGTTAGAGACTTTAAAATTGCTGCTGAACATTGCAGTTATGCAAATGCTCCAGCTGTTCCAACAAGTAAAGGTCAGATTTATCAGAAGACTGTTGTAGATCCTGAAACAGATGAATGCACTGTTTACTTTAGATCTTTAAAGTCTTTAAGTAGTAATCTTTCTGTTGCTACATCTTCTGATAATGATTATGTAGAATTAGCAACTACAGGTGAGCCAAATACTGCAGCTAATGTAGGAACAGGTCTTGGTATTTATAAAGATAAAGTTGGTGAAACATTAAATCTTAAAAGTATATTAAGTCCAGGTATAAATGTAACTGCAAATACTAATGAAATAAGTTTTAATCATGCTACAGAAGTGCGTTTAAATGCACCAAATGGAAGTGTTTGGAAAATAATAGTTGATAATACCGGAGCATTATCAACAGAAGCAATAGTATAAATAAAATAAATAATATGCCAAACTTTATAACAAGATTGTTTTCAAATGGTGCAACTAAATTAGTTGAAGGAATAGGTAATGTATTGGACGAACTTATTACATCAAAAGATGAGAAGCTTGCTGCTGAATTAAAAATAAAAGAGTTAATAGCCAAGCACGAAGTTGAAATGGAAACAGAAATAACTTCAAGGTGGTCCTCGGACATGAATTCAGATTCATGGCTTAGCAAAAATGTGAGGCCTATGGTTCTTATATTCTTAGTTGTATCAACAGTAATATTGGTATTTATAGACGCTGGAGTTATAGATTTTATAGTAGAAGACAAGTGGGTAGATTTACTACAACTAGTTTTAATAACAGTAATTGGTGCTTATTTTGGTGGAAGGTCATTAGAAAAAGTAAAAAATAATAACAAATAATTTTTAAAACAAACATTATGAAAAGTAAAAAATACAATTATGGCGGTGGGTTTACAAGAGGTGCTGGTGATGGAGATATGACTCCAGGTAAAGCAGGAATGGTATCAATGGCCAAAGATGGAGGATTAAAAGGTTTTATGGCTGGTGGATCAGTTATAGATTATAAAATGTATGGTGGAACAAAATCTAAAAAGAAATAATCATGGGTAAAGCAAATAAAGCATCATTCCCTATGCAAGGGGAAGTGTTCAAAAGAGAAACAACCAATGGTTATTATAATCCTACGTCTGTACAACAAGCTTTACAATCATCTAGAAATAAAAAGAAAGTTGAAGCTAGGATTAAATTGGCAAAAAAAACAAACTTAAATCCACCACAAAAGTCTACTAGAGCAGCAGAGCCTGTTCAATCAGAAGCTTTTAAAAGTGGATATAGAAACAGTTAGAAATTATGGCACAATTAACAGCTCAACAAATATCACAATCTGGTTTAGAACCCACCTATGTCACACCGACAGCAGGTGGTGATCAATTAGCTAATACTGGTAAAGAATTTTTTCATGTACAAAATAATAGTGCGGCAGCAATAACTGCAACCGTAGTACCTATTATAACTACATACGAAGATGCTTCATTAGGACAATTAGTTAAAGAAAATGCAATTCTAAACTTAGCAGCAAGTGAAGAAGGTTTTCTTGGGCCATTTGAAATTGCAGCTTTTAATAGTACTGCAGGTAATATAACAATAACATGCTCAGCCCAAACCACAATAAAGGTTGCTGCTTTGTATTTATAAATAATTGAATCATGAGTGTATATACACAAGAAGTTTTAGGTTTACTTAGACGAAACAAAAAGAAGAAAAAGTTAGACAAAATCAGAGATCACTTTGAATTTGGAAAACTTTATCAAAATAGTACCTTAAACACTGGTGCTGCGTATAATCCTACTATGGAACCATTTGTAATTAAATGGGGAGACTTTAAATGTGCTACAGAAGAGGGAATGGTAAGACAAGACCCTACTGGTACTGAAGAACGTTATATTACAATGTGGACTGATCCTGTTTTTCAAGGTGAATGCCAAACAGCAACTATTACTAAAACAATTATATCTCAAAATGCTATAGGTGATACTATCAATATAGCAGGAGACACTGTTATAGAAGGAGATTTACAAGTAGACCAAAATGCTAATATAAATTTACAACTAACAGCTGGTTCAGCAAACATATTAGACTTAACCGAAGACCGTATAGTTATTGTAGGGCCAAATGGTGAGTTAGAAGATGACGCTAACTTTACAATGGACGGTGTAACTTTTACAGCTAATGTAAATGTTATTCATGGTACGGATGTACCAGCAGGTGTACCAACACACACAACAACTATAAACTCCAACCTTAAACTAGAAGGGCCCGTTTATGATTCACTAGGTGTTATTGGTGGACTCAATAAAGTGCTTGTTGGTTTAGCAGATGGTAGAGTAAAGTGGCAAGATGATGATGTTGTTGAAGCATTAACATATGGCTCACTATGGCAAGGAGATGCTACTAATTATAAAGTAGAGTTACCTATTGGTACTGTAGATCAGATTTTAATATCTGATGGAACTACTTTTTCTTGGGAAGATAATCCTGCAGCAATTGTAGGTGAAGTTTGTACTGTTAATACTATTCCTTTATGGACACCTGATTCAAATACATTAGGGTGTTCTAAATTATTTCAAGATGGTAATAACGCTACACCAGCTACAAATGTAACATCCAGTGTTACATTTAATGTAGTTAATACAACGTCTTCTATTATCAATGTTGGTAATGTAGCCTTTAACGGCACTAATAGATTTAATTTTATTGGATTTAATAATTTTTCTTCTGGTCTAAGCAGTACTTCAAATGGTAATACAATTATTTCATCATTTTATACAAGTACAGCTATAAGTACTTATAACAATTATATAGATTTTTCATATACTAATGGTTCAGATACACAAAAACTCACAATAGGAGGAAACTTTAGTGAAGTAGTACACCCAGGATTAGTAAATGGAAGTGTTCAAATACTACCAGATCTTGAATTAGAAAAAGTAGATGATGATAATACCTTAGATAAAGTATTAGTAAGAGATGTAACCACAGGAATCATAAAGCAAAGAGATGCATCTACTATAAAACCACAAGTTGGTTTTGATACATTAGCTATGCTACCAGATGGTTGGGCCTCTGCTCAGGGTAATTTTAATGCTGTTGTAGCTCTTGATGATACTACTACAGCAGTTAAGAGCATCAAAGATATGGATTGGCTTGTTGATGGTGATAGAGTAGTTGTTATTGCAGCAAATGTTAAGACAGGCTCATTATTAGCTGATAATGTTATTCAGTTTCCAACATGGAGTAGCTCAAATTTTACATCAGTTTCTAACCAAACATCTTGGAATCAATCAAGTATAGGTACTGGATGGACTGGAGCTATTAATAATGGATATCAAACTTCAACTCTTTTATTTGGTGAAAAACTTAAGTTTAAAGCTGAACTATACGAAATACCTACAACAGGAACTGCTCAATTAAATTGGGATGCATGTTGTAAAATATACTCAGAAAATACATGTCCTACTGGATCAAATGGTTCAGCTACTATTGATGAAGATACATCATTTAGTGGATCATTCAATGGTGTTGATGATGGATATGGTGGATATGGATTAACATATTTAATTGTAAGCGGTCCTTCAAATGGTACGGTAACTCTTACTGACCCTAGCACAGGAGCTTTTACATATACACCCAATACTAATTACTTTGGTACAGATGTTATTACATGGGTAGCGATGGATGGGTATTGTACTAGTAATCAATTTACTTTTACAATTACAATTAATGCTGTAGATGATGCTCCAATATGGACATCTACCGATCCTGTAACAGATAATACTTACCCAAATCTAACAGGTGGTGATATATGGACTTATAATTGGACAGTAGCTGATGCAGACACTCCATGTGCAAGTTTAACTTTCCCATCTCAAACTATACCTTCATGGTTAACGTTTACCAATAATGGTGATTGTACCGGAACACTTTCTGGAACTTTTCCTGCTACGGGCGGTACATTTTCAGTTCAACTAAATGTTAGTGATGGAACAAGCACTAGTTCACAGTCTTTTGAAATTGGAGGGTTAGCAGTAGATAATGATACATACTTTGTGACTTGGTTTGATGGTTCTGGATCAATGGATACTACAGGTATAATTCTTTCAGCAATTTCTAGTACATCTACTGTGATTGCTCAATCTGATGGAACTGGTTCTGGAACAACTTTAAGACTTAATCAAGGTACTTCAAATGATGTAGGTATGTATGTAGATGACCCATCAGGAAATGCATTTAATGGTTATGAACTTCTTGTAGTTGGTATGACTGTTTCTGGCACCGGTATACCTGCAGGAACAACAATTGTAACTGCACCAACAAATAACCAACCTTTTTTAACCTTAAGCAATAATCATACAACTAGTGCTGGTGATATAATTACTTTTGCTAGAACAACTGCTCAAAAAACTGCTGATTATAATGATGGAAGTACATTTAGAAACTTACTTCAAGATTTTTATGCTACGGGAGGAGTAGAAGGAACACCAGACTTTAACACAGACCCAGCTACTAATGGTGCTGACAGATATGATACTCACGTAAAATTTGGATGGGATAATTATCCTATTGAAGGTAATGGAGAAAGACAAATACAATATTTGGCTAACTTAGGTAACCCAATTAATACAGGTGCAGGACAGCTTTTTGAAAATGCTTCCACAGTTGTAATAATGGCATGGGGTGATGAATCAAATAACTGGTATTACAGTGGTGGTAATGGAACGCTATTTACAGATCCTACCACAGGTAATGGTTCAAGAGTTGCTAATGATGTAGCAGAAGTACAGCAATTTATAACAACATCAGAAACCAATGCTGGTAATAACCAAATCTATAGAGGTATTTGGTTTAGTGTTGCTGATGTTACTACCTATAGACAAATAGGTCAAGGTTTACAAAATGGTGTAAGCCCTAACTCACAATTTGGGGGTACTTGGACAGACGCTGATTTATTAACTGCACAATCATCTGGTTCACCAACAAGAATTCAGTATGCAGGTCAAACTGGTGATGCTAATTATCTAAACGGTATAGCAGCTGCTAATAATACTGCTGGTTATTATAGAAGTGTTGTTTTAGCAAAACTAAATGACTCAGGATTTACAACCTTAACATAAAAATATAGGGTGCTGTAATGGCACCCTATAATAAGGAGAAGGGAACAAGAATGCATAAAACTTATCCCCTATTGGTTTATTTCTCCTATATTAATAATTATCTAAATCATTATTATGAGTAATATAAAAACAAAATATAATACTAAAAATTATTAGAATCCATATCATTTTTATCTACCCATAAATACATCTTGAATTAACCTTTTTTCTGTAACATCTTCATCTATTTCTATAGCAAAATCAGTGTCTGCCATAGTAATGTCTAATTCAATGTTATTATGATTTAACTCATAATTTTTAATATTATTAGGATTCAAAACTTGATTATTTAAACATTCAATTGTCATAAAATCATGAAAATTTTGTTGGTCATTTAACCAATCTCTAGGGTGAGCTTTCTTTAATGAATGTGTAACATGATTATAAAAGGCCCAAGCACTAGCATTGATTTCTGTTTCACCATAATCAAAAGATGGTTTATCCATTTCACTTTTTAAACATGACATCTGTTGAGTATCAAGTAAATCTTCTTCAATGAATAATCTACCTGCAAGTTCAGATTGTTGTTTACAATTCAAACTAATAGATTTTAAAGCATCTTTGTCTGTTATTAACCTTTTATAATACTTTTCACCATTTTTAATTTGGCTAGCAATTTGGTTTCTTACATCCATATCTGCAGACCCTGTATGTTTTCTTTTAAAATTAAACATATCTCCGGCCATCATTCCATTAGAGCATACTTTTACATAAGCTCCAATAGAACATTGAAATCTGGTGCTTTTGTCATAAGAGTTTGTCCAAGAAAACATCATTCCTAATTCCTTTTCATTATTAATTAGGCTGTCTGTGCTGTTAGGTATAATATAATATATACCTCTTGCAACATTTGCATTCATGTTACATATATATAACTCTTCTGTAATATTAAATCCACTATTTTTTAGTAGAGTTAAAGTGTTGTCAATTACCGTTTTATGCGGTATGACTGTATAACTCTTACCATGATTTGGTAAGGGTGCATTTTCCAGATGACTTCTGGTTTGTGATGATGGTTTTTTGTATCCCATGGTATTAAACTTTTAAGGTGTAAATATAATAAATTAATCTGACTCAGCAAATTAATATCCTTTTTCTTTAAGGAATTTTTTGACACAAGAAGGACAAGGTTTTACATTTTTGCTTATCCATATTAAGTAATTAATAGGTATCTGACTAGGTTTTTTACCTTTATACTTACCAAATCTTAATGTTGGTTTGTTATCAGGTTTTAATAGTCTTGTGTTTCCTTCTTGATTCCAAGAATTTCTAAATGAATATTGTCTATCATCATGTGTTACTGAAATTTTTTCTTTGATAGATTTATTAACTTTAGAAATTGGTATTTTAAAATATTCTGAGGCTAGTTTTTTTGATTCAAACTGTTGACGGGTTTTCCATTCAATTATAGTAATCATATTAAAAATATTTGACTAGACACTATATAATTTATACTGCACTAGAAGTTCTTCATTCTTTTTTATAGTTTTAATTGTAGAAAGACGCATTGTTTTTCCTACAACCATTAACTGAGCATTAGGATTATCACTATGATTAATGAATCCTCCTAATGGAGTTCTTATATAATTGTTTTCATAATTTTCATTATATACATGAGTTATTCCTAAGTCAATGCCTTTAACAAGTTTTTTGCTAGCATGTAGACCAAGCCCATGTACAGGAGAGTCTTTTATTGTGAGACTCTCCGGTAAAGGTTTATACATATTAAAATAATTTTAATTGATTATTATTTACAGTGATAATACTATTGATCTCAGATTCTATAGCTTGCATATAATAAGACTTATTGATTTTATAGTTTTCCCATTTAGGTTCTACAGTCATCTTATTAAATACAGTTTGTAGCCACTGGCCTGATTCTAGTTGTATTTCTCTTCCATCTGTTTTATTTACCTTAACTATTTTCTTACCTATAGAAGATATAAAATATCTATTTATTTTTTGTAATTCATCTTCCACTAAAGAACCATCTTTTATATATCTAGCTATTTGTTTCCAATCTCCTTTAGATTTTCCACCAATACAATAGTCCAATATATTTTTATTCTTATTTAAATAGTCTTCAGGTAATACATCATGTACAAAGTATTGATAAATAGCTTTGGGTATAACTAACTTAGATTTATTTTTATGTAATTGTAATTCATGGAAGTCAAAACGGCCTTTGAGTTTAACAGGAGCATAACTAAACTTATCATTCTTTACCTTAAATAAGTAATGAGGCTGTCTCTGTTTAACTTCTCTCCATTTAGTGATATCTACATCTATATAGTTATTCACACCAATATAATTATTGACATCAGCAAGTACCAATTTTTGGTATTCATCATGTTCAAGATTTAAATTGGTTTTGTCTTCCCACTCTTTACATATTTCCATATAAAGATCTATATATTCTCTAGGTATTATAGTCTCAACACCATCTGTGTTTTGTAATAAAGCTACAGCACCTGGTATTCTTTCCATAATTTGTTCATATAACATCATAAGAGTCAATTGACCATTAATAGTTATACGTAAACAGAGCTCAGGATCATAAAAGAAACTATTTACATCATTGCTAAGACCAAATGTTGAGTTAAGTATAATCTTATATACATAGTTCATTGGATTGCTCTTAGGTATCTTCTTACGCTCTTCAAAGAACCATTCATATTGACTACAAAATTCTTCTTTTGGAAAATGTTCTGGTGACCATTTATTTTTAATAGCAAGATTAGGATAAAAACTAGTAACGTCTGACGACATTATAACTAAATCTTCTGTACTTTCATACATTCCTTTACTATTAGCACCATGTGCACCACCTAAACCAAAATGTGTTTTTACATCTTTATAATCTATATGATATTTAAATCCTCCTTTTAAACTTGCCGCATCTACTTCAAGTGTTTTAAATCTATTATGTAAAGTTTTAAACTCATCTGAGGTAAAAGAAACACAAGGTAAAATTATATCTTTTACTTTGATTGTATCTCTATAAGTTCTCATCTTCCTTAAATCTTTTTTAGGGATATTTAAATTTCTAGATAAATAGTAACCAAATATTTCTTTACTAATTCTTGGTTCTGAGGCGCTAAACATATTTATACCATATGTTTTTGTTAATTCCTTTCTTAATCCAATCTGTGATTTAGCTCTATTATATACTTCTTTAGTTGATCTAACATCATTAACACAATATTCTAAGATAACATCTATTTCTTTTTGTGTAGTTATCTCTGTCTCATGATGTATAGGCATATCAAGAATGTTTTCCCAATCCATACTATACTGGATCCACTTTAGACTAGAACGTTTAGCCGGGTTGTCCCAATGATGTAGTTTAAATACATCTATTTGGCTTATCTTCATTTTCCATTGTGGATAATCACTAAATTCTTTTGCATTGGACTTTTGAATACAACGTTGCGCATACTTATAAATTATATTTGCAACTTCACAGCCATCTAAATTAAGCCAGTTTTTATGATTATCAAGTATATAGTGAGTGACCTGGCCATCAAAAGCTAATCCGTTGTAAGATATATGCCACTCTTTATTATTAATGTTTTCATTAAGAAAACTTATAAAATCATTAAGATCATTACGCAGGTCATGTACAACAAAGACTTTAGTTTCTGTAGTCTTATAATGTTCAAATACCCCAGTAAAACAATTCTTTAATGTTTCATAATCCATTACCCAATGTCTCATGCTTTTTCTTTTTTAGTAGGTGTGTGTAAACCAAGTTCAATTCTATAATTATAAAGAGTTTTAGATGTAACACCTAGAGCTGCGGCAGCAGTTTCAAGACAGGGATGTTTTTTTATTGCCAACTTCATTACTCTTATTCTCATTTGATCTATTGTCTCTATCATCATTATAGTTTTTAATTGCTACGGATTTAGCTTCAGTTAATAGATCCATTATACAATCATATATGCTTTCAACAGCTTTTAATTGATCAGGATCTAAAGTTTTATTTATCTCCTTATCATATTTATTTACAGATTGTATGACTTGTTTTACTCTATATTTTACTTTATGTTTATGTAGAAATTGTAAACCATGTACAGTTTCGGCCATGCATTTATTTAATGCAAATAATATATTTACTTCTAATGATTCTTCTGCGCTTAATTCAGCCATATAATTATTTATTAGTGCCAAAAAAACCCCAAATCAATGAGGCTCTCTTTTTTTAGTCTGTAAAGTATTAGACCTTTATTGACCAGGTAAGATAAGATTAGATACTTTAGTTTCTTTTACATCAACAAAATATTGTTGCCAATCAAATTGCTCAGCGTTTATAGCAAACATATTAATTAGTAATTCAATATCATTTTTATCAGTAAGATAAAATTCTGAAAATGTATCAACCAATCTTCTTTCTTCTTTAACAGTTTTACCTGTCTGTGGATTTGGATTTTTTAATCTTTGTGGTTCTCCGTCATCATTTAACTTAGGAACCATATGATATGATTGCTTCATTACTTTACTGATGACTGCTAAAATGCCTGATGTTGGGTCAAACATAGCTTCTGTGTATGGTGAGTCCATGCTCACTGGAATTAATGTAAATGATTTAGCGTTTCTAAAAGTAGAATTTACTAACATCATATTCTGTCCTATTTGTGCCATTATTATTTATTTTATTTAGTCAAAGATATGGAACTTTTTTTTAATAGCTGAAAAATAACATCAGTATTATCCATAAAAGTTTCTTTTTTTAAATCTGGAGGAGTGCATACCTCATATATTTTTTGAATAATTTCTATATCAACTCCTAATTCTTTTGCATATAATTTATGCACATCTTCAGGAGATAGAAACCCTTTAACATATGAAGATATCTTTTTCTGATTTGAAAAGAAATCTAATATACTAATTTTGTTATTCAACGAAAATTGTGAATAAGCACCAGATACAAACCTTTGAAAGTCAGATTTATATACGGTGAAATCAAATATAAATAAATGTTTATCACCATTTAATTCTATATAGTCTTCAAATAATTTATGATTTTGTAAATAATTAAGAGAAAATTTTTTAAATGTAGACGTCATTTTGGTACTGTATTCACAGAAAAACCTATTATTTTCAGTAGAGTAAACATTTTCCCATGCAACATAAGTTTGCACGGGAACATGTGATACGCCTTTTCTTATCTTTAATAAAGGATATAGAAAGACCTTACTTTTTTGAAAAAATTCTGTATAAACACCCATACTATAATTTAATCTTATTTACTAAGAAATCATAAGGTAGACTATAATTTCTATTTTCATAATGATATTTAGCAGTTTTTAATGCACCGCTTAAACCACCAGCCCAGGCTGATAATGTATCATCTAATACATCAAAAACATAAACTTGTTTATATAAATCTATAACAACAAACTTAAAAACTATATTATAATCATCTCTATCATCTCCTAAAGAGTCATAAACTAACTTTGAATATATAGCTGCTTGCAACCAATAATTATAAAAATCAATAGTCTCTTTAAAATCTGAAATTGTTTTCCCTGTGGTTTTTAAATCACAAATAGTAACTTGCTTTTTATCAGAATCAACAGTATAATGGTCAATGTATCCATGTAAACCAAAAGGATAACCTTCTAGTGTAGTTTCTAAATACTTCTCACTAAATGATTCTATAGGATCTAAATCAAAGTCTGTACTTACTTCATTAAATAAAGACATTACATCTTTATTTTCTTTTAGTATATCTACTTTTTCTTTACATCTTAATAAAGTATCCTGATCAACAACGTCAACGTTACTATTACTTATAAATTTCCAGTATGGTTCATTATCTTTTGTTCTAATTTTAGCTATTCTTGACTCATCGGCCTTAAGAGACTGATATAAGTTTAATTCTTTTAAAGAATCTAGTATAATAAAGTCATCACAACTTACTAATGTTTCTGCATCAGTATTTAGAGCCATATCTTTCAATACTTTTCTAACACTATCTGATGGTGCTTTACCGGGAACAATATTAAACTTTTCATTAACATTCTCAGCTTCAAATAATAGACAGTGAATAAGTTTACCTTCTATTAGATGTTTGTCTGTTCTGACCTCACGGTCCCATAATATATAGTCCTTATAAAATAAGGATGGTGAAAATAATAATTTGTTAAGAGAAGAGTAGCTCCACTTAAATTTCTTTAAGTAGAACTCTTCTTCTTTTTGTAAGTCTTTAATCATTTATTTTTGAATTTAATTCATCTGCAATATACAAATTTTCAAGATCAATTTTAAATACTTCTGATTCTGGTCCAACCATTACACCCATCAACTTTTCAAGAATATACTTTCTTGTTTTGTCAACTGCGAATCTTGATAGTTTTCCATCATCTGCAAGCTTGGTTAGATATCTATTATAAGACCATATATTACTTGTACAATGGTTACCTTCATATGCTTTTAATCTGTTACGCATTGTTTTTACATTGACTGAATTCCAGTTTGTAGTATTTTTAAACCAATCATAATGCCAGTAATATAATCCAGATACAACATCAAATGATTTTTCTATATTACAATTAGCTAACATCTCAATTGTTAATGATCTATTCTCCATATCAGCACTTGTTATCATATTCTTAATATTATCATACTCAGTGTTTTCAATTACTGCTAACTCAGCATCAATTATATTACATATTTGTGAATCATATAACATCAAAGAAGTATTATTTCTTAAATCTTCAAATATTTTATAATTTTCTTTCTTGAGTACCCAATCATTATTACCTAAACCTGTATTACCAGAAGCAATAATCCAATTTTCTAAATCATTTATTATCAAACATTGAGCAACATCAGATTGATTCCAATGTTTCCTAATATTAAAAGTAACCATAGAATCAGTTGGAGCCATTTGTAGAAAATTTTGAAGTTTAACAACAGCTAAATCTGACAATATGCTTTTCTCTTTCATATAAACCAGTATATCAAATGCTTGTTTATATGTTATAGAAGAATTCCATTCTCTATCAAATATTTTATTAAAAAGCTTATAAGATACAACTGCTACATCTGCTTTAGATGGGTCTCTAATTACTTTACAGTTGTATTTTTCTTTTAACAAATCTACTTTTTGTCTAGGCAAATCTAATTTAGGAAATCTATATATTTTTTTATCTTGTAAACTAAGATTTTCAATATTAGTTACCATAGGTAATGACAAAGAAGCTATATCTTCTGGAGCTAAATCTTCTGGAACTAAATCCCATTTATCATTTGATGTTAACCACATACAATCAGATTTACTAAAATTTATAGCAGTTTGCTTTAATTGATTTTTGTCATTCCATTCTCCATCATATGCATTTATTTCTAATTTATATTTTTCTTTCATTATTTTATTTTAAATATTGTTGATACTCTTTTTTCACAGCTACTTTAAATGTATAAAGATCTCTGTTGTGAATACTTATTTCTTTTCTTACTATAGGCTCAAGGTATCTAAATGATACTTTATCAAGTTTATCTTCACTATCTAACCACAGTATCATATCCTGAGCACTTTTTCTTTCAAAATTTCTAAAGCCTGATACATCAAGCCAGTACTTAAGATCTTTATCTCTGCTATCTGCATAAGTAATATTACCACAGTCTTGAGCAAATTTCCATAATAAATGAAAGTTTTTTGTATAGTCTATTGTAGGTACAATTTTAAGAGCTAAAGCTTTGTCATCATCATATGTAGCAAGCTGTACTTTAAGATCACTAAGAAGTTGTTCATCAAGAATCATTTTTGTTGCAGATGCACATAGCACTGTTTCAGGATCAATAACACTTACATCTGTAGTATCTATAATATGAGCCAAGTTAATAGCCATCCCGGTTAACATCCAAGAATCATACAAACTATCTTCTATATCTAAATCATAGTATCTCACACTTTCTGTAAGCTTAGGAGTTAGTATAACTTCTAGGCCAGAATTATATATTGCTATTTCTTTAGGATGTGTTGCTGTAGATCTACCTTTTGTTGTTTCATAGTTCCACAACTTGTTCATCATTATAGTAGAAGGTATATTATCAGCGTTTTCTAGACGGTGAGTTGTAATATCTTCATGACCTATAATTAAATCTGCCAGTTCATAATCATTTGTAACAGTTATACCGTGTTCTTTTAGAGCTGCTTTTATTCTATCTTGAGATACAGTACACTTAGGTAATATAAAGGCTTTCTTTTTATTTCTAAAGGTTTGCTCATCTTCTGTGGGAACAGTTAATATAGTGTTTATCTTTTCATATGTTGTTTTATCTTGAGTACATAATACTTTATCTATTTCCCCTGAAGTAGAAAGGACACCATAAATAGTGTCCTGTTCTAAATCAAAGTAAGCTAAAGCATCAGTATCAAAATCTTGATATACTGATTTATTTGCCATACTATTTCATTGTCATTTTGATAACCTCTGGGATCATCATGAATTTATTAAACTTCTTTTTATTACCATTAAAAATGGTCCGTACAACTAGATATTTAAGATCATTAGTAAAATAATCTTGAGTACATAAAGCTTTAAGTCTATCTGTAACTTTCTGACTTATTGTGTTATCTTTAGAATAAACAACAGAATAATTACCTAGTCTTGTAGCTAGCGTTGATGCAATATCTGCACGGTATGTATCATCTTTACCAATACAACTTCTAAGCTCACCTAAGATGTATGATTCATTATCATGAGTCAACAAATCTTTTGGTGTTACTAGCTTATCAAGCTTGTTATTAATAAATGTAGTAAACATTGACGCAAATGAATCACCAACACTACCTTCTCCAATCATTTGAACTAAGCTTAAGTTATCTTCAAATTTTTCAAAGCTTGATATAGCATTAAAGAATGTTGTAATGGATCTTGCATTTGTTTCTTGTGTTACTAGTTCTGGATGTAGCAAAAGAAAGTTAATACATCTAGTATCAATCCCTGCACCTTCTGCCCATTGAGCCCATACATTAACATCAAACTTAAGATTAGCAGTAACATATCTAGTCTTTTGTGCAGAATCTACACTGTTAACCATATAGTCACCATTATCCGGATTAGCTGTTAATATAATATGCCAATCTTTTGGTAAAGTCCATGAAATATAAGTCTGACGATCTATTAATTCCATAACTGCTTGAATAAATCTTGTGTCAGCTCTATTCCAGTCATCCAGTAATAAGATACCACCTTCTTTTGCATCAGCAATCCATTCAGGAGCACAATAAGACATTCTATTCTTACCGGTCATTTTATATCCTTGTTTAAGATATTCTTGTACTGCTAACTCATCAACCCATTGGCCTACTTTCTTAGTAGTTGGTGTTGATATATTGGCAAGACTTGTTCCCGCTGCTCTTTGTGTTGCAGATAACATAGATAAATCATCTATTTTCTTAGCTGGTATTATTTTTTCTTTATACATCTGAAATTGACGTACAGGAAAACCTACTAAGTCACCTAGCTCTTCTATTTGTGCTAGATTAAGTTTTACAAACTTGAGTTTATTATCTTGAGCAAGCTCAACTATAGTAGATGTTTTACCAATACCTGATTCACCCACAACTTCTACAGAAACCGGACTTTTTCCTACTCCTTGTAAATATCTATTATTTGTAATTATGTGATTTACAAATCCTTTTAATTCCGTTACATTTAAATTTACTTGTGCCATTTTCTATTAATTTAATTTAATTACTTGTCCTGGTAACTCATTGTTCATATCAGATATACTACTAAGAACCCATAAGGTATTCTTAGGACAGTCATCTGGAGCATATGCTTCACCATCTGTTAAATATATTAGAGCTGTATAACTCCCCTTCTTTTCATTATAATGATCAATTACAGGTTGGAATGATGTTCCACCTCTACCATGTATTTCCCAATCTTTTTTAGGATTAAATTCCTTGACGCTATTAAGCTGTGTGTCACATTGTGCTACTGTAATTTTATGGCCTGTCTTGTACATATGAGCAAGCTCACTGAAGAATTCTTTTAACTCTTCATTATTTACAGATCCACTTGTGTCAACACCAACAAGTATATGATTTTTAAATTTAATTTTTAAACCAGGACTAGCGGAATAACGTTTATTATATTTACGTCTTAGCTTTTTAGTATATACAATACTAGAATTACCAACAAATCTTTTTAGATATCCTTTCCAATCAAACTTAGCTGGTTCAATATGCATAAGCCTTTCTATAAGCTCTGCAAGTTCACCTGGTACATTACCACATTTTTTTTCTGTTTCTTCAGCAGAAGCCTTTAATTGATGTTCAATTTGTTTTTCAACCAATTTTTTATCAGCTTCAGGTAAATCATTAAACTCATCCCATGTACTATGACAATGTTGGCTATTACCATCCATCTGGTCCATTAGGTTATCTAATGATGGGGAAGACCCATCTTCTTGTGCCTGTTCTAATAATTCATAATACTTTTTAGTACCTGCTTTTTTAGGAAGATTTAATTCTGGAAAACTTGATAGTAGTAAACCACCTTCAGGCAATCTACTTTCCAGTATGTACTGGTTTATTTCTAGGTCAGCGGCTATATTAAATAGCTTATGATTAGAATATAGATCTCTTAATAATAAATGACCAAATGCAATATGCAAAAGTTCATGTTTAATTAATCCATATCTATGGTCTTCACTCAAATTTGTATAAAAATCTGTGTTTATAGTCAATTGAATACCAATTCCATGTTTACTTACACCTGCTGTAGGTATACGCAAACTAAATTGTTTATTAATACCAATCAAAAAGAGCCCGTAAAAGGGCTCAGTAAATATTAAGTTCTTAGTTGTCTTAGCAACTAAATCTTGTATGTTACTCATATTTTTGTAATTTTATTTAATATTTCTTTATAGATAGAGTGCATTTTTTGTTCCTCCACATAAATATATAATTCTTGTTTACCCACCATTGGTGTTTCAGTAAATTTTACTGCATCAGCAAACTTTTTTCTGTGTTTAAAAAATAATGCTTTGTGCATTAATAAATCAACCACATCATCTTTAAAATTATTTTTATAAATTTCCCAAGCTAACTCTTGATCATCAGGTAAGCCTTGAAACATTTGTTTTAACTTGAAGAATTCTTTTAATGTGATTATTTTCATTGAAAATCTACTATTTCTATCCAGACACCTGGATTTTCTTTATCATATGTATACTGTTCAAATCCCGGTATAATAAATTCTGCATTATCATCTTCAATCCATCCATATTTAACCATGTCATCTTGCACTGTCTGTGCAGGATTTAAATAGTCAAACTTATGACGGCTGCCTCTGATAAACTCAAAAGATATTTTTATTGGTAGCTCACGTGTTTCTAATGCTTTTTTAAAATCATCAGCATAACTTAAGTAAATATCTTTAGTGGCCTTTCTATAATTCATTACAGCTTTACTTGCTATAAAGTATTTACCTGTCCAGCGCCTTCCATTTTTACTAGAAGGTACATTGCCTGGTATCCACCAACGTTTTACTTCTCTAATTTCTCCCATAATTTATTTATTTAATCTTCAATTATTTCTACCTCTGTCCATGCTGCCAAATGTACTACTTCACCATTATCTCTGGTGCAGTAACTATACATTCCATCTATAGATCTAAAGTTAAGTTCTTCTCCTTCTTCAACGGGAGGAGCTCCGGGTGGTACTTTATCTTTAGTAACCACTTTTATTCTACTATTTCTAGGTACATTGTGTAATTCCATATTAATTATCTTTTACAAATTGACCGTTAATCATTTTACCTGTACGTTTTGTAATTACATTGTAAGCACTTTCAAGGCACTCTTCTAAACTAAGATTTTGCATCTTAGCTTGAATAATCAAGGTAACCATAATATCACCCATAGCATCTATAATCTCTTCACGATCATCATTGTTGATAGCCGTAATAAGTTCTGTTGTTTCTTCTAATGTTTTCAATGACTGGGCCATTGGTGTAGCTTTAGCAAGAATACCTTTTTCATGTGCCCATACTTCTACTACTGCTTCTAATTCAAAATAATCCATAATTTTTGTTGCGTTATTATTATTAATTGAGGTAATTAATTGCCTTTTAACCTTTACTTTAACACATAAAGAGCAATATGTTGCCTTTACTTTACAGCAAACGAAACATTCTACTTGACTTTTGTTCTGCTTTAAAATACATCATTATCCCAGTCTTCTGGCCATAACTTCTTAGCTATTGCTTTACCAACTATCATTACTACTACAGCTATTGTTAGCCAACCTATTGCTTCTATCATATTTATTTATTTATTTGTGTTATAATCATCAATAAATTCCCAAACATCTTCCATTGTTTTGTTCCATTCTTTCTCGTATTTAACAAGTGGAGGGCCGTTTTGAAGCTCAGCTAAATCTCTCAATAATCTAATAGCTTCTTTAAGTTTTTTCATTTGTTTTTTAAATTTTAATTATTTTCTTAATGTTTCTTTTAATAATGGTTTTAGCATTGCATGAACCTTATCAAAACCATGTAACTTCATAGCGTCTGATATGTCTTTACATATAGTTGGTACAAATCCATTAATTTTATATGCATCAGCATATCTATTAACAGCCTTGAGGCCAGCCTCATCATTATCAAAAAGAGTTATTACTTTTTTATATTTCTTTTTGAAATGTTGAATTATATGAGGTTTTATCATAGTATTCTCTGAGTCTGGAGCTATAACTTCAAGGTTATACCCCATACCTTTAAGGCACATAGCATCTTTTAAAGAAGAACAAATTACTAAATAGGGTTGATTATATTCTAACTGATCTAGTCCCTGCAAGTAACTCTTAACTTTAAAGAATTTATGTGATTTACTTTTAGGTTGATAGAATTTAAATGCTTTACCTTCTTTGTCAAAGTATCCAAAGCAACAACTATTACCTATGCGTAAATTTTTTATATTAGATTCTTTTGTTTTAACTAAATTATAATAATCTATAGGCCTAACGTTATACTTTTCAAGCATAGTTTTTCCTATTCTATAGCTTAGCCAATACTTTTGATCTTCAGTACTCCAACCTTTAGTTTTAACAAAATCCAATTGCCATTTAGGCTCTGGAACTATAGTTAAATCTTTATATTCAGATGTCTTTATGTATTCATTATAATCTGCAACAATTTTTCTCATTGCTTCAGGATATTCTATTTCAAATAATAACTTTACTAAATCTACTTTATTACCATTTTTACCAGTAGAAAAATCTTTAAACTTATATTGCATAATTTTTTTATCAACATATATGCAAAAGCTTGGTGTTTTTTCTGAGGGATTAAAGACTGATTTAATCTTTAGATCTTGGCCAGTTAGGCGTTCTGATAAATTTAAGTAATATTGAAATACCCATGTGCTTGGTACATCTGATCCTTCTAATACAAAATTTTTAGTGCTAAACATAATTAAAATGTATTAATGTAAATCAAAAGGTGGCAATCAATCAAGAAAACCACCCTTATCATTACTTATTCAACTATAAATCAAAGTCATCTCCTGAAACTGCAGCTGGTTCAAAGCTATTTGTTTTAGGTTCTTCATTTTTAATTAGTCTTCTTAGATGATTATTATTATTAGCATCAAATTTTAAGATTCTATTAGCTTCACTATTTAAAGCTTCAATAGGAACTCCATCTTTACTTCTTTTAGGTAAAAATAAGTCATTGTTTATGTACCCATCTCTATTTTCCCACTCACGTGCACCTAAGCAAGCATTAAAATAACCAGTGTTAGAGAATATCTTATTACACTCTACCATAAATTGATCAATTGTATTAGCTTCAATTTTATCTAGTTCAGCTCTTTTATCAAGTGCTTCAGATAAAAATACCATAGATTTTAATACTTCTGTATCTCTAGATATTTCTGTACCACTTTGTAAAGTAGTATCTTTATATGGGTAAGGACTAAACCTAACTCTACCAACTTGTCCTTCATATTTTGGACCATTTGGATTTTCCATATCTTTTAAGAAACCATTGAATTCTCCTGTGATAGGTTCTGTCTCAACATGCAATACAATATTGTATGCTTCAGCATCATATGGTGTTTGGTCAAATGATACTGAATTGATTTTGATAACATTGTTACCTGGTTCAATTACTGGTTTAGTTCCACCTGATCCGGCAGACATGTCTTTTGTGTTTAACATAATTTACTTTTTTTAAAATTTATTTATTAATTACTCTTCATATTTTTGCATGCAATCTTTTACATGCTGTAGGTCATTAGGAATGAAGAAATCCTCAAACATACCCATTGGTGATTTACATGTGTTCTCTCCATTGTTTTGAGTTTCAAAACCATATTCAAGTACACCATCATCATTTTTAATTACTCTTCCAAATAATACTATAGAAAATAAGCCTTCCAAAGTTAAAGTATTATCAATCATTTTACCAATTGTTTTAGCCTTAATTTTTCTGTTTCCATTTACATCAGTAGAATCTTCTGAGTGTGTCAAAAAGATTACAGTTAAGTCATCTCTCAAATCTTTAGGCAACTTTGCCACCATGGCAAGGTTAGCTGCAATCTGAACAAACTTATCATAACCTTTTTCATTAGCTCTATCAAAATATTCAAAGGAGCTCATATATTGCCAGTCATCAACAACAATAGTTTTTATGTGACCCATTTTTTGATCAACATGATTTATAGCTTTAATTATTCCAGGAGCTGTTGCTGTGGAAGTTAAATTACCTTTAGGATTATCTTTGCTTATCTGAGTGTATTTACTCTTATAGCCTTTAAATGGCAAAGGTTTATTTGCTATGTTTATAATGAAAGTCTCTTCTGGTTTTAATGTTCTAATTGAGGTAGACTTTCCTGTACCTGAATCAGCAATTACTAATAAGCTTTGTGCCATGATTATTTGATTAATTTAGTTATTACTTTTGTTAATGTTATTATTGATTGATTTATATCTTCAAGCTTATTAACCATAGCACTCTCTATAGAAATGGGATCTGGCCCAGTTAAATCTTCAAATGGTATTGGATTACTTATAACTGCTTTTACATTTTTTCTATTTGTTACATCATTAATTACTTTTAATTCTGATACTGGTATTAAATGTCTTTGAAATCCTGAACTTGAGGTTATTAATTCATACTCACTTTTCCAATGAGGATTATACTTATGTAGATACAATGTTCTTTTTGGATCTTCACTATCATAATCTATACTAACAAACTCAGTATATATATTTTCTTCTTTCTCTAATTCACTAGGAAAGAAGCTAACATGTAGTTCATCTTTTCCTTTAGGCCTGTAAGCCATTTTTGGTATATACAGAGCATTGCCTTTCCATTCTGCTTGAAAGTAATCTTCATGCTCTTCTCTAAGTTTTGCAACTTTTGATTTTCTTTCATCTGGTGTTAATCCCATTTTTTTATCTTTATTAATATTTTTTGTGTTTATCATCTGCGTTCTTGTTGTTGAGGTGTAGCCATCTCTTCTATTTGCATTTGTTCAAATTTAGCTTTAAAGAAACTCATCCGGGCATCACCATTTCTAGCTTTTAAGAAATGTAAAACTAATGTTCTATCATTTTCTATAATATATCTATCAGGGCCATAGAACCTAATCTTTTGTTTAGCCGGTCTGTTAATACCTATAAGCATATCTGCATGTTGCAACATAGCATCTGAACCAAATATATCTGACTCAAGTATATAATTACCATACTTACCATCAACAGCTCTATCCGGATTATCTATATTTCTATTAAGTTGTGACAAAGCAATAAATAAACAAGGATAATCTCTTTTACACTGTGTAAAGAACTCACCTAACTCAAATAACATATCTAATGTATTATTTTGATATGGTGCTCTTTTGACTAACATAGTGTGATCAAGTGTTATCATTGTATTTACGCCCTTATGTAGATTCATATAAGCATCTATCTGTTCTCTCATTTGATTAACAGTCATTGGTGTACTTACTATATCAACCGGGTGTTTTACTCTTTCTTTAGCATACAAATGACATGTGTTTAGTGTATCTTTACTTAGTACAGATCCTGCACTACACAATTCTTTATATGTTTTACCAGTAATAGAACTGAATTCTCTTATAGCTGATGTTCTACCAACCATTTCAAACTGAAATTCTAATACTCTAAAGTTATCATTTGGATTTAATGCAAATGATTCTCTAATTATCTGATCTTTAATTAATGTTTTACCTGAGCCAGGTCTACCACCAATTACAGTTAAAGTATTCCATTCTAAACCATCAGTAGCTGCATCATTAAATTTAGGCCATGGTGTATAGATTGATTTTTCTTCTCCTGTTGATCTCCTAAACATATATTTAAGCGCCTCATTAAAGGCTGTATACTGCCCTACCCATGATTCTTTTGGTTTACTCATTGTTTATTATGTATATAATACTTTCTATATTATCAATGCTGTCATTACATGACTGTTTATCTGGAACCCATGTTCCATCTCTTAGCATTTGAAAATCTTCAAGTACAAGGTTTAATTTATTTAATATTTCTGTTATTTGATCAGGTGTCATACTACGTTTTCTTTAAAATATTCATCTTCTGTACTAACTCCTTCTAGAATCATATCACAATAATCTGCTAATGTAGAATGCTTTACCCTATGTTTATCTTGTTTACAGATAAAATATTGACTGGTTTGCATATACATATAATCTGCGTCCCTGTACTCATTTACGTACATCTTAGTAGCTTTATGTATAATAGTCCAATCATGATCATATGTATCAAAGAACCATCTAAATGCTTCTCCTAACGCTTTAACGTTATTTCTTGCTGGTTTACCACTTGGTAATTTTTTAGCAGGAAATACAAGTCTATAATTATTAATCATGTCTAAGAAGTCTTTACCCATTAATTGAATATCAGTTTTCTTCTTTGCTTTTATAAAGTAGTTATCCATTTTAATTATAAGAAGTTTAGCTTCTTTTGTCAATTGATATCTACTATCTATTTTATCAAGATAACCTGCATGAACTAAATCATAAGTATCTTGTTTAGTTATGTATGGCAAGGAGACGCCTAGCTTGATCCCAAATAGTATCTGGAGCTGGTTTGGTGTCACTTTTGCATTTAATATTTTCTGGAACATTTCCCACATAATTTTCTATTTCATTTACTAATTTGTTATATGTATCTAATGTAAGCTTATCATTTGTTTCTAAACCATTCTCTACTCTTCTACATGAGTTTATTATTGTAGCATGAGTTCTTCCTAGATATACTCCTATTCTAGTTTTACTATAACCCATTAAATGACATACATAACTAAATGTTTGTGCATATATCATAAATTCTCTTTTTCTAACTCTTTCTAATAAAGAAACTATATGAGAAAATTCAGGGTATTCACTATAAAGTGCAGCTAATGTACATAGATGTACAGTATCTAATGCTATTTTATCTTGAGGAGCATTAGGAAGGAAAATATGAACTTTAATTCCATATCTATTTAAAAATCTTTCTTTAAATACCTTTATATCTTGTTTTTGTTCAACTAGTTGGCTTTCAGTCATTTAAATTAAATTTCAGTTACACAAATGTAACTATTATTACCATTCTATACAAGTTTTACCTTGTTTTTCTAACTCTAAATTTACATTGTTAAACACATCTTTACAATCCCATTCACCACCTTTATATGCAGCTGAAGCAGGGTGTGCTACCTTAAATATTTTCATGTTAGATAATAATGGTGCCCACTCTTCAGCTTTTTTACCCATTAATATAAACACTAAATCCTTATTGTGTCTATTAAGTGTTTCAAATAGATATTCTGTAAATGATTTCCATATAGCATAATGAGAACCTATTTTATTTACCTCTACGGTAAGCGCTGTATTAATTAATAATACGCCTTGATTAGACCAACATCTTAAATCAGTATGTTCTGTGTCTATAGCTTTATTAATATATTGTAAAGACTTTTCTGCTTTATCTTTTTTACTACAGCTAAATGCTATTCCATCAGCAACTCCAAGTTGAGGATATGGATCTTGTCCTACTATAACTACTTTTGTTTCTTTATATGGACATTCTATAAAAGCATTAAATGTATCTTTAAACATTGGTGTAAACCTTCTTCCATTATTTACATTATCTAATAATGTATTCATAATGTGATCAAAGCTTAAACCATTTATATATGGTGCTAATACACGTTTCCACCCAGTAGGTTCTAATTTTTTATTGAGTTGATCTCTTAAATTATTTATGTCAATTTCCATTTTTTTGTTATATTATTAGTATATTTACTTTTTAAATTAATTATTATGTCTGAAGAAAAAAAAGAATTACAAACTTATGTAACTTACGATACTAAATCTGTAATTAAAGATATTGAATTATCTGCATCTTATATTCCTGCTTTACAAAATATTGTTTCTAATTTAATCATGGCTGATGATAAAGTAGATACAATAGGTGAAACATTTAAAAAATTTGATATTATAGCTCAAAAATCTAAAGATGGTATTCCTGAAGATGAAGCTGATTTACCTGTAATTAGTAAATGGGAAGCTGATTTATATGTTTTATTTTCATTGACGCAGTCTTTAAAATATAACGCACAAAAACAAGGTTTAGAAATTAAAACTGAAACTTCAGCTACCAAAGAAGAAATGCAAGCTTTAGCTAAAGATGCTTTTGATGGTAAAAATGTTGCAGAAAAACTTAAAGAGATAGAATCTAAAATGAGGATAGTCAAATAATTATCTTAATTGCATACCATTAAAATCTCCTATTTCTATACAAGATTGTATAGCTAAATTTAATTCATCTTTATCACAGTCAGCAAATGATTTACAATACTCTTGTTTATCTCTTACAAAACATAATCCTGAAGCTCTTTTCACTTCAATTTTGGCTTCTTCAAAGGTGTAACCAATTTCTTGTGCTATTTCTCTAATCATTGCATGTACACGTGCTAACTGCGGGTTACTACCTTTATCACCACTTACACCAACAAAAATTTCCAGCTTAGAATTATCTTCAAGCTGTTCAAAAAACTTTCTATACTTAGTTCCCATTGCTTTAATAGGGAAGTGCAGCTGCCCATCTTTAACTGATGCTTTTATGTATAAATTATCCTTCATAATATGATAGCTATAAGTAATAACAATGCAAGTCCAACAACTGCTGCAGCAAAAATTGCTATTGAAGTTGCATACTGATCATCTGATCTACCTTGTCTTGATCTGTACTCTCTATTTTTTTTATTTTTCATATTATATTGATTTTATATTCCATACTATACGGTAATCTGGATCATGAGGATCTAATTCTGTATTAGATCTTTCATTAATCCATTTACCATTTTGAAATTTATATGTTTTTCCATTAATTTTTTTTACTTCTACTTCATTCATGATATTTTTCTATTATTTCATCTGATAAATACGTTGGTTCAATTAAATCTAAGACATCTACTATACTTGTAGATCCCTCATCATTAGCCATTTCACACCATATGTGAACCATTTCTGCTGATGCTGGTGAACCAGGTGTTCCTGGATCTCCATTAGGTTCTGTATGTACTTCCGTTTCTCCCGGATAGTAATAATATTCTACTTCTACCTCATGACCAAATAAAGTCATTGGTACTATGTTTATTCCTTTTCCCATTATTTGTATCTTAAAACGTTATTTTCTATGTATATAAATTCTTGTCCACAACTAACACATTTTGCCTCAGTTTTATTACGGTGTAAAGATTTACCACCAAAACAATTTGGACATGGTGTATCTTCTGTTGGTATAAACTCTTCACATGATTGACGTGCTAAACTATGAATCATAGAATCATGTACACCTTTATAAAATGTATTATCTGCTTCTTGTTCTTGTTGGCTTTCCATAAATAATTCTTTCATTTTTCCCATTGTGTTGTTTTTTTAATGTATTGTTTTTTATCTTCTGATGCATACCATTCATCTAAATGTTGATCAAAATGCATTCTATAGTCAAATCCACCACAAAAGGTTTTTTCACATCTACTACATTTAATGATTGGTTTACACATTATCTACTAAGAGGATTAAAATATTTAATTTTTAACGGATCAAAACCTTTTATAGCATCTTCCACCCATTTTTCATCTTGAGTTCCTTTGTACATAAGTATATGACATGTGGCTGTCTCAGTAGGATTTAATCTTAATAATCTACCAATACGTTGGGCTGTCTTTCTTTCATTACCATATGCATGCATAATAATACCTGCTTTAAGCTTTGGTATTGTAACACCCTCTGACAATTGTAACACACAGGATAGCCTGTCTATTCTACCATCAGAAAATAATTCAAGATTTTCATCAGATTTAGAGTTTTTAGAATGATAACTATGTTTACATATTCTGTCTGCTTGTTTCTGTGTATTAGCAAACACAATGCATTTAGCATTAATGTTCTTTAATATACTATTTACATAGCTCTCTTTACTTGTATAATCCATTAACGCTCTCATACGCATTATTCTACCAAATTGGATTTGTTTTGGCGTTTGAGATTGTGCTAATCTAGACGTTACATAGTCATAATCCTTTTTCTCTGTGGTATACCATATACCACCTTTCTTGTTTTTCTTCTTTAATGTAGGAAGCTTTGATAATTCCAATTCATGTATTACTATCTTATAATCATTTAATATGTTTGAGTCAGTTGCATCATCTACAGTAAACACATATTTGATAGGACAATACTTTTGAACTAGCATACCTTTCTCTGATGTTTTGTTTTTTGGAGGTGTGCCTGTAAGACCTAATATTTTCCCCGTGTAATTACTTAAAAAATTTTCATGATTTGGTAATAGTGAATGACATTCATCTAAATATACTACATCATACTCATTTGGATTCTGTTTATTAAGTGATAAATATGTTGTAAACGTTATATGATCTTCTAAAACACTACTATTCATTTTATTAAGCTCATCAAACCAGGACTTCATAACAGATTTCTTTGGTATAACTACTAATGCTTTTATAAAAGGATTAAAATGTCTTTGTAAATGCTCTATAGCTATACGTGTTTTACCAACACCCATAGATATACCTAATCCACATCTTTTATTTTTCATAGCAATTGCTAATGCATCTGCTTGAACTATGTTTCTGTTACTAACTTCCATATGTTGTACCATAATAATGTTGTGATGAGTAATATACCTGTATAGGTGATTAATTTAATTAGTCTTTGTTTTTCCCAGTCATTCATAACTAAAATTTTAATAAAAATAACCTGCGGTGATACTTTTGTATAAGCACTGTATTATTTTTTAGTTTTTTAATGTCTCTTTTACTTTTAAAGTCTGTACGAGAAGCTTTAAATGCTCTATTTAGTGTTTCATATTTTAAATGATATAGATATCTTGTAACAAATCTGATATGTTTTCTTTTTCTGTTCATAATTTATTGTTTCTTGATTGTGAAAATCCTAACTCATAAGATTCTATTGGATGTGTTTCTATCCACATATGACAATTTCTACATACTGGTAACCAGGTAGATTCATCTAAATGAAATTCTCCACGTCCTTTCTTATGATGTACATCTGTAGCATGTATAGAACACTTATGGATCTTTGCATGACAGATGTTATGATCTGATAAATACTGCCTACGCTGTTTAGAATAGGCAGTGTTTAATTTAGCCATCTTATTGGATACTTTTTTGATGCTCATTTGGTTTCAAAGTAAAATAATTTTTAGGTAATAAACCTATTGATAGAAATTTTATTACCACATCTTCATAGTTTATCCCTAGCTCTTTAAATGTAAATGTATTTTGATAATCATCTAATGTTTCATCTGCAGGTATATTTGCTATATACTGTGCTAAGGGTGAACTTTTAAAAGTTTTACTAAGATAGGCATTTGCTTGCTTATTACAAAGTGTTTGTTTCCAAGCATTTATTTCTCTTTGTCCTCTTTTCCATACTTTAGTTATGCGTCTCTTCTTATCCCAATGAAGTTTAGTAACTTCTTCAGGTTTATAGACCTTGAGGCCATGGAGTACACGTTTAAATAAAAAATGTTGATAAGGATTAAGTTTATTATACTGAAATGTATTTATTATTGATGGTGGATGTAACTGATATTCTGTTAATATTCCTAAATATTGGTAACGCTCCATGCGTTTACTTAATTTTAGTTGATTTTCATTGAGATTTAGTTTAGATATTTGTTCTGATGTTAACATACGTGTTTTTTTAGTGATTAAGTGAAAGATAATAAATGTCCAAGGGTAGTGAATGATAAATCAAACACTACCCTCTTTCATTTTCAGAAAACTATTTTATTTATAGTTCAAAAGATTCTTCTTCTACAAGAACTTCTTCTTCAACTTCACTTGTCACTTCATCTTCTACTTCTTCTTCAACTACATCAGCTTGTTCATCAACAGGACTATCTAATCCAAATGCTTCTGCTGGTGTTACAGTAGTTTTAACAGCATTACTTGTTAAGCCGTTAGCTTCACGTATAGCATCTCCATTTGTATGAGCTATAAGTACATCCTGAGCTGTTATATCAGCTACAAAGAATGTTTTCCTATAAATAGGTTGATCATCTACAGAACATATAATACCTGTTTCACCAGCTATTTTAAGATCTCTATCTGGATCATTGTTACTAAATGGTGTTACAGACTCTTTTACAATAATCTTACCATTTAATGGTGTTGATTCATTAAGGTTTAGACTTTGTAAATCATCCATTTTACCGTGTAGTAATGTAGTTCTGTTTGAACTCTTTACCCATCCAGTGTTTCCAAATGTTACTGTTTGTTGTTCTAGTCTGATGTGACCAAATTCTGCGTTGTTACTTGATTGACGGATGATATTTCCCATATCATCAGCCACAATGTTGACTTTGTTTTGCATTTTTAATAAGATTTAAATAATTAATAAATAAGTGTTTGATGACTAGACGTCATCTGAGTGAAAATACGGGTCATCCAGTTTTTCATAAGCGCTAATTTCATCTAAGTCCGGTTCATTCTCATGAATGAATTCTTCCTGTATCTCAGGAGGTAGTGATTTAACAAAGCTGCTGTAAAAAGGATTACCCACTTCTTTAGTATATGCTGAACTAAGACCATTAAGGTCTTTATATTCCTCATCTGATAAAGATAAGTACTGCTCTAACGAGCATTCTACTATGCGTCCATTTGGAAGTTGGATTATCATCTTTTATTTATATTTTATAAAGATAATAATATTACTTCTTTTGGCTCACATATAATAACATAAATTAAGTTCAGTTTACAAAATAAAAAGCATACATATAGCTAACGCTTCACTTAAGTGTTAACTTTCTGCCTATTCTTTCTATATATTTGTATTCTTTTAGCTCTTTTATCCATCTATCTATGCTTGATTGACTTGAGCCAAGGTCATCAGCTAATGTACTGATAGAAGGAAAGCATGTTCTTTGTTTATTTGCATAACAAGATAACACACTATATAATGATTTAGCACCAATAGATAAACTAGGATCAGTTATTACCTCACGGTTTACTATTCCAAATCTATTTTTTTGTGTATACATGATCTTTTAATAATCTTAAGAGTGCCATATTATCATCTTGTTCACTTGCTAAATCAATATCATTAAGTTTATACATTTCATTCATTGTATAGCCAAAGCTTGTTTTATTTGACTGTTTTTTCTTCCATGAATTATAATGTGATCTGATCAGTTCCTGTGATAATTTGGGCATCTTTTACGGGTTTATGGATTATGTTAATTGCTTCTTGCAAAAGTAATGAATTATGTTTAGTAAGTTTAATTAACTCAAGAGGATTTACTGTGTCTTCTTTGTATACTATATTTTTTTCATTATCATGATAGACATATTTTATTTTTAAGCCTGAATATAACGGATTATATTCT